ACTACCATCATAGCAACGGCAAACGCCATCACTTCCCACACCCACACTTGTCCGAAGTATGAGAAGATGCCGCCGCCGGCCACAGCGAGTAGCAGTTTTGTTTCAGTCATTCTCATAACCCCAATGCCGCCCATGTTAACGCGCCTACTATACCATCAGCTTTCAAATCTTTAGACCGCTGGAACGCCATGACAGCCATTTGCGTTTGATTGCCGAAATTGCCATCTACTTTCAGTTTTGCGTTGATATTGGTATTTAACAAGCTTTGCAGCGTCGCTACATCTTCTCCGCGTGACCCGTTGCGAAGCGTAGAGCGTGTCTTGCCCCCCTTGCTAAAGGGGGGTGACCCCGCAGGGTCGGGGGGATTCTGCGGCGGGGTGGTCGCTCCAAAACTCTGCACATTCTGGCCCGTGACCATGTTACAGCGCCACCTGTTTGTCGCGCGGACATCTACATGTGTAAAAGTGGAATACTGTCCAATACCGCCCACGGTGACTCCGTGTTTAGCAAGCACCTTTTCAGCCGCACAAGCCACATCGAACGGGGTAACGCCGGATATTCTTATGTCTGCCGCCGTGCCTTGGATATGCTGTGAGTTGGTCGCGCCGCCGATTTTCTTATTGTATGCCGCTGAGCGATACCCGCTGTTGATGTTGATTGACTTGTTGCCGCACTCAGCCCGAATATCTTGCAATATCGGGGCAAGGCGGCTGTCTATAAGTATTTCGTCCTCTTTGCCGTCCTTTTGAGCAAACTCCTTAACTTTGAAATTCGCGGTTAGATTGGTGTTGCCGTCACGAGATAGTGAATATGTTTTTACTGACATGGGCTTGTCCTCCTTGTTTATATATCGGGAAACATCTCCCTAATCTGCCGCTTTGCTGCCGCTATCAGCGTTGTAATATTGTCCGCCGCATCCATATTGCCCTCGGCTTCATAATGCCACCAGCGCGTGTTAGCGTCATCTACAGTAATAAGGTTGCCGTTGTAGTCGATGATTGGCATGTGCTCATAGGTGTCTTTGCGTTTTTCAGCAGGAGATCGGGTATCGGGTACAGGCTCCGGCGGTATAGGTTCGGGCGGTTCGCTGAATGTTCCCGTGTCGACGTCATAAATCCAACCCTCTTGTACAATGGTATCATCACTGACAGCGACACAGTGAGACATAAATTCGGGTGAATAGCGGTCGGTTATTGGAATGTCGGGAAAGCTGGGGTTAAATTCGGGGATTATTTCAAGGGTTATGAAGTTTTCAAGGTATATGTATTTCATGTTAACCTCCTATGTTATTTTAATAATTACAATTAAGCCGAGGTTACCTGGTGTGCCATTCTGACCGGGACTACCGGGATTCGCCGACCCGCCGAAGCCAGGGGCGCTGCCACCGGCACCGCCTCTGCCACCCGCACCTCCCCTTCCTCTTTGGTTTGGATTTATAGATGGGATATCTCCTGTAGGCAAGGTGTTAAATGTGTTTGAACCGCCTGGAAAACCGTTGCCGTTGATACCATTTGCGCCTTGTACGCCGCTGGAACCAGCCATGCCATCGTTGCCTGTTGAATTACCTCCGGGATTGCCATTTTGACCGCCGCGCGCTGTAACGAGAGAGCCGAATGATGTAGACTGAGCTGCATTTCCTATAGTTGCAGGTATTGATGCCCCTGCCGTTAAATTTGCTGTTATTCTTACAAATTCGCCCGCGCCGCCGCCGCCGCCGCCGCCACCGCCTCTGCCGTGATTATTACCGGTATTAGCAGATCCGGAGGCGCTGCCGTCGCCACCTCTAGCGCCGTTGCCACCACCGCCGATAGCAATAATTTGGTACGTTCCGGTTTCTGGAACAGTATATAAACGACTAGTATCAATTGTAGTAAATTGTCCCAGAAATGTATTGGGATCAAAAGTGTTAAAATATAAATCTAATACTGCGTCTCTTGCCTGGGATAATAATAAATTCGTAAGGTTTAATTCACTTTCCCACGCATTCATTCTGTTTGTGAAGTTAGCTATCGCCGCTTCATCATAGATCCCAGTCACGCCATCGCGCATGAACCCGCAGAGTTCAAGATTGGGACGTTGGTCTGTTATGTTAGATTGAGTGATTGTCACAGCGCCCGCAGCGATGAAGATGTCAGCAAGCACTAGCTCATAAGCAACGCCTAACTCGCGTATCATCGGCGGCGGTACCGGATTTGTTGATGGTGTCCCTTGGCGTACAATAAGATTAACAGCGTTTAGCGCTTGGTCAAAACGCACAATCACGCGGTCAATTCGCGCTTGTGTGCCGCTCGCTTGCGCGAGTGTGAATGAAACGGGTTCTCGGTTGCCGTAAACAATGCCTTTCATCTTTGCCCAATTCAACCACGCTATGCCCGTAGTGACGCGGATAGTCATACCGCCGATAGAATCCACGCGGAGGTTGTCATCCGCTGCCCATACGCCGGTTGTGCGCGTACACATCCATAACTGGGCATCCTCGGCACTATACAATGTATTTTCAAGCGGAAACGATTTTTCAGCCATATAACTTCACCTCATCAAATTTTGTATATTGCGGCTCGCCTAATGTTAATGTGATTACGGTCTGATTGTTTTCGGTAACTTCTTTGCAGTGCATTATTCGAGCATCGAATCGTAAATTGTAACGGTTGGATTTGCAAGTCACCATATCTCCCAAGTGATACTTCACGCGCCAGTCTTTGGGGTCAACATCTGCTGTGAATGTTTGGATTTTTAAGCGCTTGTTTAACTCTTCTAAACCTTTAGACATCATCTCTTGGGTTACGCGCAGAGAATCAGTGCTTTCGTATATGGGATTTCCGGCGGCATCTTGTCCTGTGCGTTCTAATGATATTCTTAATGGAACATGCCACTCATGGCGGTCGAGACCCTCGAAATCTCCGAACGGCGAAACTATCAATAAGCGGCTCTGTCCTGTTTGAAATTCAGCGCGGACATACGCGATATTGTAGTAAAGGCTGTCATCGTTTACAACCAGCATATTCGATAGGTTTTTGCGCTCTGCCGAGAATACTTGCGGCGGGTTTACGTATTGCCCCCATGTGCGGTCTAAGCCTTTGTAAACACAAAAAACGTGTTTTTCGGCGCGGTGGTCAAATCGCATTATGTATCCAAGGTCTGCTTTAGCGGCTATGCGTTGCAACTCTTTCTCAATTTGTCCTATAACCTCGGTGTGGAACGTCTCAGACAATCCGATGGGCTCAGCAAGTTCCACAGGTAATCCTCTCAGATTTTCGCGTACAATGCGGTACATGCCCTGCTCTGCGTTGGTTATTGTTATCGGTGTCGGCTGACAACGTTGCGCTAGCAATTCAAGCGTTGTAAATCCGGCAACCATAACAGTCTTTTCAGCGGTGTTATATTCGGTATAAGATATACGCATTGCGGTGTCACTGCCGGTATGGTATATGATGTTTCCGCGCCGTAAAATGCTTATATTGTGCGGACTGTCTGCAGTAATGAGTGTAAATTTGCCTATATCGCGGTAAAATTCTTCCCATATAAGAGATTGGAATGTGATTAGCTTGCCGATACGTTCAAGGCGTTCATTAAATATGTGAAGTATCATTGCTTTGCCCCCCCTATGAAACGCCGACTACAGCTTCGCGCATAGTTAACCATGCGTTCATGTTTTGGAGGTTCATGCTCGCGTCATGTCTTATAACGGTTTCGCCGCGGTCAAGCAGGAAAAATGTACTGTCTATATCCACATACATGAATATATCGGTGACGGTATCGCCTTTACGTGAAATTATAGTTATCTCATCATTTGTGTGTGATACTGTGATAATTTCGTTAATTTCCATCTCATACGGGCGTGTATCTGTGCCTATGCGTATAAATTCAAGCGTTGCCACGTTGATAATCGCGGGGTTGGTTAAAGTAGCGTTTGCTCTGAATTCAAGTGTAAATGGGACGGGTATACTGCCATTGTTGATAATAGTGGTAAATAAATCCTCTTTAATTTCAGAGAACCGAAAAGGGGTTGGGTCTGATATATTCCATGGGAATCTAAACAGCGGCGAGAATCCCGCGAGTGTGAACCGGCTGGCGTCTAAACGTTGCCAATAGGGATATGCCGCCATAAGTGTAAACTGAAATTTTGCGTCATAGTTATAACTTTCGACAAAAGGCGTTGTTGTCGGTACACCGTCAAGATACCATTCGTTATTATATATCAAGCGTCCTCTGACAGTTGGTGCGACTATTCTTAGTATCTCCGCTCGTTTTGCTTTTGCGTCCCGTATAAATTCACCATTGATTGTCACTGGTCGCGGCTGTACGCTCTGACCTTGAAGAGTTCCGCCTATTTGATTTATGCCCTGCGACATTGATATTTCAATCTGATTCTCCATAAATCCGGTTTTTGATGCAACAACAATACCTCCGTTTTCATTGTAGTGCATTAAATTCATGCTTTCGCCATATTCATTTTCGTAGATTAGGCTATATACAAATTCAGGCATTAGGCAAACCTCATTCTAATCGTAGCATTTTGTATTTCGGCGGCTATTTGTGACGGTGTTTGAGGAACTGATTGGATATTGATGTTATACGTATCGCCAGCGCGCGTCTGTTGCGGCGGATTGGACTCGCCGAGGGTGGTTAATTGGGGCGTCGATGTTCCGAAGCCTGACGGTTGCGTCATTATTTCCATAGCCTCAGACCATGCGGCGCGTAATGCCGCAGTTCTGTTTTTGACACCCTGAATTACGCCATCCAGCGAAAATTCGCCGGTTGGAATGAGTTTTTTTGCCGGTGACGAAATGCCGAGCGTTTGATTTCCGCGCGCCGCCATTCTGTCAAGCGCGTTTTGAAATGCGTCTAACAAAGCATCCATTCGGCGCTTTAATCCCTCAATGATACCGTCGATGATGTCATCGCCCAGCTGTGGCCAGTCTGTTTCCGCAACCATTTTCGCTGCCGCGTCATAGAAACTTTGTATAATGTTGATGCCCATATCCCAAAATGGTTTTGACGGTGACGCGATTTCTAATACATCAAGTGTTTCGTCAATAACCTTTTGAGCCATATCTCCGGCAGCTTCAACCGCAATATGTGCATATTCATCCATTGCGCCGCCTAAGCTTTCGGGGATAAGTTGACCCATTTCGGCAAAAGATGCCTGCAATTTTTCATTTAAGTCGGTGATAATAGCATCTGTTTCTTCCCTAAATCCGCGTAAGCTATCTTCGGACGCATCCACTGCGCGAGCAATCGCGGCATTGAGGTCGTTCATGGACGATGAGCCGCCCTGTTCGAGTTCGCGTAATGCGTCAAGCCCTGATATACCTAACCGCTCAAATGCCGCACGTGTTTCGTTGGACATGTCATCCGATAACCGTTCCATCAAGCGCGTATATTCCGTGTAATCATCGGCATTATCATTGACGTTACTTATCATCTCATCAAGGGACAAACCGATGCTCGTAGATAACCGCTTGAATCCGTTGATTACATTTTCGGTTATCTTATTTACAGCGTCCGCGTACTTTTGTTCTGCTTCTGCCATTTGTTCGTATAGTGACATATGGTGTGCTGAAAGTTCTTCATATAAGGCTTTTTGTTCATTCGAGAGATTTCTACGCGCCGCAAAGAGTTCCCTTTCAGCAATGGCGCGTTCTTCCGTTCCCTCGATAAACCGCTCGGTCGCTTCTTCCCATATGCTCACGATCTCGGCGGTGGTTATTTCCTCGAAAAACAGGCGGTCTTTGATAGACTCCTTAATTTCGTCGGTCGCGCGTTGCACTGCCCGTGAACTTGAACCCGCCGCGCGGGTAGTCGTTTCAGCCGTGCGCCCTACAGAGTCCCTCATGGATTGCAGGGCGGCAAGTTGAGCGTTGGCGGCTATGACATTCTCATTTGACGCGATACGCTCATTTAACTTTGCTTTTGCGAGGTCATAAAATGCCCCCGCGCCCCTTAGTGCCGCATCGCGCTCCGCGCTGAGTTCACGGACTAATTTGTCACGGTCAGCCTGTGCGGATATGATTTGCTCATCAATTTTTGCGCGTTTGAGGTCATAATAAGCATCCGTATTAAGATGCACCGCGCCCGTTTCCGCGTCAATCTGCAATAATGCAGTGTAACCCGCGTCAATGAGTTCATTGATGGTTTTTATACCCAGCCCTTTTTCGGTGTTGTTTTCGGAATAGGCGGCAGATAAAAAGTCGATTTCTTTTGTAAGTTCATGTATTGCATCCGAAAAACTGACGGTTGCTTTTTCTGCGCGGTCCGTTGTCCGTACTGCCGTGACAGTGACATCGGTGTTTTCGACGATTACATCTGTTAAATCGCCAAACTCGACTTTAAGCCGGTCGAGCTTTTTTGTTAATTCGGCTGTTGCCTCGGAGTTTGCTTTGTCAAATCGCATCCAGTCCCGCCGTTCGCGGTTTGTCATATTCAATACATCAGCAAAGGCGGCCTCTTGCTCGGCGCGTTGCTCTGCTAACTCTCTGAGTTGCCGCTCAATCTCCATCTGTTCCTTGGCGACTTCTATAGCCCTCTCTCGGGCCGCTATCGCGCGTATTTCCTCGGCGCGCTTTTCTATCAGGCGGTCGAGTTCATCCGCTGTATGGCTAATGGCGTCCGTTTCTGCGCTATATAGCACAATACTTTCACCCATGCTGTCATTAAGCGTGTCAACCAAAACGCCGAGGCGCGCTTTTTGCTCCTCTGTTCGGGTTTCGAGCGCGGCTAACTCTCGGATTTCGGCGGCCAGTTTTTGGCTTGCGCCGATTTGGTCGGCAATTCGGTTTTGCTTTTCTTCAAAAGCCTCCGCGCTGCCCCTCACGGCATCCGCAAGCCTGTTGTGCGCGTCGATGGTTTTTTCCGTTTGCTCTTTAAGGGCTTTATGCTCATCCGTTTCTTTGCGTAACGCCTTAACAAGCGCGGTGATTCCTACCACAAGCCCCGCAACAGCAGCAATAACTAAGCCTATAGGATTCGCCAACCATGCGGCATTAAGGGCTTTTACCGCACCCGTAGCGGATATTTTTGCGACTGTCAGCCCCTTTGTTGCCGCAGTCATCGTTGTAATAAGCCCCGCGATTGCCAGCGTTGCCTTGAACGCAATAAACGCCGCTGTCAAAGGTACAACAACGAGTAACAGTTTGTCGAAATTATCAGCCAAAAACCCGATTGCAGCCGTAATTGGCTTGATTATCGGTATAATATCCCCTAACCCCTCGGCAATTGTTTTGATTATTTGCGGGGCGATTGCGGCGACCGCCGCGATGATGTCAGGGATAGCCTTTGCGATGCCTACTGCCAATTGAGTGACGATTTCAGCACCGGCCGCTAAAAACATCGGTATTTTACTTGTTATCGCGTTAACCATGCTTGCGGTAGCTACCTGAAACTTCTCATCTGCATCCTCCGCGCCGGTCACGATGCCGACAAGCCCATATACAAAATCAGACATCGCGGGTAATATATCAGCCGAAATGCTGTTAACTAAGCCGCCGAGCGTTGTTTTTATGTCCGTCATGGCGTTTGAGAACTCGACACCGGCGTCAATGGCCTCATCACTCATTACGCCGCCGAGATCATGTACACGCTGACGTAAACGTTCTGTTTCCTCTGCCGTCTGATTTAGCAAAGGCATAAGTTCGACACCATAACGACCGCCGAGGAGTGAAACAGCAAGTGCTGTTTTTTCCGCGCCCTCTTCCATACCTTGGAAAGCCGTTATAAGTTTATCGTATGCTTCTTCGGTACTAAGATTTTTAATGTCTTCAATCGTAAAGCCCAGTTTTTGAAGTTTTTTATTTACTTCGTCGCCCTCTGCGCCGGTGTCAGCTAACTTTAATTGAAAATACTTAAAGCTACCAGTAAGAGTATCTATTGATTTTCCGTTTTGTTCTAGTATGTAGCCCCACTCTTGAAAACCTTGACGAGATAACCCCATTTTCTGAGACAGTTTATCAATACTATTAAGCGATTCGGACGATTTCATCGCCATTCCGCCGATAGCGGTAACAACACCAGCAGCGGCGGCGCCTATAGCTAGGAATGCTTTGCCGACACCGGTCGCTACTTTGCCGACCTTTTCTCCGAACCCCTCGGCCTTTTTACCTGAATTGTCCAGTGATTTATCGGTTTCTGATGTGTCTACAAAAATACTGCCGAATAGTCTAAAAACTTCCAAGGATTTCTCACCTCACGGTCGCGCGGATAATATCGTTCACGTTTGACATGATTTCGTCTTGTGTTTGTGCTTTGGGGCGCAAGGGTTTTTCCTTTACTGTGTTCTTTTGAATAAATTCGCCCCAGTTTCTACCTTCGTATTGCTTTTCGGCGGCGGCCATGACATCAATGCCATCCTCAAACGGCAAGTTCATAAAATAATCAATGCCGCCGCCGTAACGTGCAATAAGAAAATCTAACTCTTCGGGACTCACCCTTGCGCCAGCGAAAAAACCTTGGAAATGTCGTTGTTTTTGAAAATCTCGATAATGTCCACAACAGTGACATCAATGTCCTGTTCGGCAATGTTTTTTTTGCCGGTGATGCCCTCCAGCAGAGAGTAAATTTCCTTTTCGATGTTGGCATCTGTAATCGTCATCAAAACCTCCACGAATGCCTCGACGCCCAGCTCTCTTGTAGCAACGACGCGCTCTTTTTCGGGCAGTTTTTTTATTTTCGCGCCCTTAGCTTGAAATTTTTTGTAAAACTCAAAGACGTTGATTCTTTTCAGCAGCCGCGCGAGTTTGAAAATATCGCCCGTATTTATTTTTCTCATAGCTCATCTGCCGCCTTTTCTTTAGCATTTTTCGACGTTGTGGTTGTTGCCATCGCCGGTGCTATTGCGGGTGCTATAGCGGGGGTCGCCATCCCGTCATCCTCTGCGGGCGGGCGGTAATCCGAGGGCATGACGGTCAGCCGGAAGTCGTCGCTCGTTTCCTCTTTGACTTTCTGATTGATGAGAAGTACCGCTCCTACTTTTTGTTTTGCAACGGTAATCTCAAACATGCCGCGATTGTCAGCTTCTCCGGTTCCGATATTGTCAGCTTCTCCGGTTCCGACCGGCGCTTTGGCATCTTCGTTTCTGACTGTTATCGTTGCTCCGACGGCGCCGCGGCCGGTTATCTTTGTTTCATCATCAAAGAACGGATTAGCGCACGGCGCGGGCAGGAATATTTGTTTAGGGTAGTAAATGATAAAAGGCGCGCCGCCTATTAAACCCGCACAGTTGCGGTCAGAACGCCCTTGTAGCGCAACCTGAAAAACCGCTTGGTCTTCATCAACCGGTGTAAATGTCAGCCCTGCCGTTGAAAAGGCGTTTAACACTTGAATGATAACGGGGTCATTGCTGCCCGACAACGATCCGACCCATGTGATATTATCAAAGTAATCTGAATCATGTACAAAGTTTCTGCCCCTGATTATCGTATACTTCGGGTTAGTGGCGTCGTCGATGATGGCCGCACCTAAAGCCATTTTGAACGTATCCGGCTTTGCTTCCAAAAGATTTCCGGTCAATGAAACTGCCCAGCTGGTAAGCCTGTCCATCCCGCGTGCGCCTGAGGGCATACCATCAACCTCTATCGGCGTGAAAGTGGGGATAGCGCTAAACGCACCGCCGCCGCGTGTCGCCCCGAGTAATTTATGTATTGCAGTCTCAGGCGTATCGACTCCGACGATGAAATTTTTGTAAAATGCGCCCGCGTCCAAAAGTAGACGCTTTGCTGTTTCGGCAGTAAAGCCGGTATAGGTGTTTTGCGTTACATTCATTTTTAACAACCTCCTGTATATTTGATTTGAAATTGCAAATTGCGGCGGCGAAAATCTGGGTTAGAATCTTCTAGCGGAGTGCGCCGTAAAAAGCTGATTGAAATATGAAACTCAGGTTGGATATGTGAAAACTTGTTTAATTTTTTGCAGAGTGCGTCACACAGTTTTTCCAGTTCGACAGCATCTGTTGTCTTGTCCCACGCATCGGCCTCAATCAATCCGACAGCATAACCGGCCGTGCCGGACACCCACTTGATTTCCCATGAAATATACGGAAAATGAATATCATCCGGCAGAATTTCATATCCGGCATAGGGAAATATTTTTGTTATTTCAGAGTTGATATAAACTCGCAAAGCCTCTGTATTAACCATCTAGTCCCCCTGATATTCTCTGTCATCAATCATCGCAAGTGCGCGCTGTTCATCCTCGATATGCGAGAGGTATTGCCCTTCAATGTCGCGTATGGTTTTGATGTTGTCATGCGCGGCGTCGCGCAGGGCATTTGTGGGGCGCAGCTTTGATGTGCCCTTCTCTTGGAACCCCATGTAAAATCCGCCGCGTTTGAAACCGACTTGCAAGTCGGTTTCACGTTTACGCACCCAGTATTGTGTGTTTTTCGAGCCGCGGCCCGTGCGGTGAATACCGGCAGCTTTGAAATTGTTGCGGGTTTCTTTGACAACATATTTACCAACATCGCGCAGAGCTGCGCGGGATAGCTCTTTAAGGGTATATTTGCAACGGTCAACGCTGTCGGTAAACTTAACGCCGCCTTTCATTACCTTTGTAACTGACCTAGGAACCGGCATTTTTATTAACCTCACGGGTCAAAACAATCTGAAACTCTGTACTGCCCTCGGGCTGAAATGTCCGCAATATTCGGTATCTTACGCCGTCATATTCAGCGTGTGTTTCACCGTTATAATCAAGCGCATCCTCCAGCTTGAAAACGAGTTCCGGTTTGAATCCGGCAATAGACGCCTGATAAGTCTCGCGCATACCCACCGAACGGCGGGACGCAAATACATCCCGCAGCGTTTCGGTAGATTTCACACCGCCGTTTGGAAGGGGTATTTTTTCAACTTGTATCAGGGTCAGTACGTCCGTCATCATCTCGATAATGCCGCCTTATCTCATCAATTTTGACATCCCATGCCTTTTGTAACCGTTCATACCGCGCCGCATCGTTAATCCAATACTCTTTACGGCAATATAACCGTATCGCCGCAAGAATATCAGAATTTTCTAAATTGCGTGCCGCCGTTGCCGGTGTCCCGCGCCGTATCATCTCAGCAATGGCGGCATCGATGTTTGCGATAATATCATCATCTAGCTTACTATGAGAGATCCGCAGCGCGAGCTTTATCTCCGGCAGAATGTCTTTAGATTGTTGTTTCATTTTTAGGTTTCATCAGGCACCACGCAAACTCAGTTACAGGGTGACCGTCAGCCATGCACCAGCCCACGACATCAGTACGCAGATGCGGTGCATTATCCTGAGATACTACCGTCATATCTTTATTCCAGTTAATAATGTAGCCTGTCCTTGGCTTGCCGTTAAGGACATGACCCTTTTTCAGCGCTGGTTCCATCTTAACCTCGACGCCGAAAATACTTGTCAACTTATTGGTGCTGGGGTCAACTAAAAACATCGGACGCTTCATGCCATCTACAACAGTCATCATGTTTGCCCAGTATGTTTCCTCACTGGCATATATAACCCGTTCGCCCTCTGGCTTTGATGTCAAAGACATCGCGGTGGTAAAGTCGGTATATGCCATCGCGGCACCATATGAGTGAATCTGATCGGATGCATCTTTCGTCAACACATGGATAATGCCTGTTATTCTACCGCTGCCATCGCCATAGAGAACATCTTTTGCAATGGCCGTACCCAAACGGGAAACAAGCTCATCACGCAGATATTGTTCGTATGCAGGAATAGACATCGCTCTCATTTGCCAAGGCACTTCAACGAGTTTCCCATAGGCAAAGCCGCCGAGCGTCACGCTGACAAAGGTGTTTTTCTCTGCAGGTATGCGCTTACCTTGCTCGACAACATCAGCGTCGCCCTCCTCAATGCCCGTATGTACGTTGATTGTGAAATTGCCCTTAACGTACATATTGTGGATGTCATTAAGAATCGGGTGCGCCTTTTTCATAAGCGAGATGATTTCATTTGCTATAGTGGTAGGAATGAAAGAACCCGCGCCGGTCGTGGCATTTTGAAGATTGACCTCGTCGTAAATCTTCTGTTGCGCGACGTTAAGGGGTACACCGCGCGTATGGTTTAACCACGCCACTTTGTACTCGTTCGAGTTGGCTGGGTCATTTTCCTCTATGGCGGTGGGCGCGGCCGGTGGCGGCGGCGCAACTTGACTGCCCGCCGCAAGCTCGGCTTGAATGGCGTTTTTCATTTCGATAGACTTATTGAGTTCGACAATTTCAGCCTGTAAAGCGTTGAACTTGTCAGACTCATCTGTTGTAAAGGGACGTTTCTCACCCTCGGCGAGATTTACAAGCATCTCCTGCGCTTTAATCGCGGCGTTAAGCATTTCTTGCCAGTCCATTTGTTATATTCCTCCTCAAATTGGTGTTTATATTCACCGCCAATTGTGCCTTGGCGTTAAATACTTGGGGTTCTTGTCCTTTTTCAAAGGCGATTTCATCAACAAAGCCGTAACTTTTGGCTTTTTTTGCGCTCATCCATGTTTCTTTGTTCATCAGGTCGAGCAATACGCTTTCATCAAGCCCTGTTTTGAGTTGATAAGCCTGACTAATGGCCGAATCACACTCATCAAGCGACATCGCGGCGTGTTTCATCGCGTTTTTATCTCCGCGCGCCCCCATCGAGACGTTATGTATCATCATCATCGCCGGAGGGCTTATTTTGACAGTGCGTCCGGCAATGGCCGCGATTGATGCCGCGCTACAGGCCTCACCTGAAATAAAAACATTAACGGCACCGTGTTCTTTTATGAGCGAATACATTTCAATACCGGCAAACATACTGCCGCCGCCTGAGTTAATCCTCAGCGTCTTGTCGGGGTCGTCTGATTTTAGCCATGCCTCGACTTCGCCGGGGGATGTTGCATCAATCTTCATCATGCGGAAAATATCAACATAGTCATTCGGAATGATATAGCCTTTAAGATTCATCGGCATCTTGTGTGTCCTCCTCGTTTTCTGTATCGTTTTCGTCTAAATCGTCCGTACTCATATATTCCTTGCGGATAACGCGCACGTCCCCATCGGGAACCGGCGACATATTCAATATCTCGCGGTATTCGTTAAGGGTAAGTACCCCACGGTCAACAAGGCTAACCATATTCATTTTTGATTGGTTGCTTGCGTAGCTCATGCGGTTGCTCTCAAATCTGATTTCATTTCCAAAGCCGCGCTCTCGGTCTGAAAAAGATTTGATTGTCATTTCCAATGTCAAAGCGAGTAAAAAAGGCTCGATGCTGCCCTGATAATATGCTATCCATTGTTCATCATCGTATGTGTTGGTGAGGATATTCTCATTGACACCGAAGAAACGCATGATACGATTTTCATATAGCTTGATTTGCGCTGAGTTCGCTGCTGTCGGCTTGACATCAACAGGCGTGAATGTTGATGTTCCGTCTAACGCCGCAACACCGCTTTCATTTTCGAGTGCAATATAGTCTTTGACAAATTCGTCACGGGTTGTTTTTAGATCCTTGGGGTCGAGTATGGATTTTTCGACCTTTAAGATGCCCCTGATTTTTGTTGAGAGATTTACGGCATTTTTCAGCGATTTGTCAGCCGTATCCAACATTCCCAGCGCGGACAAAAGAGGCAGGTCATCATCGGGATAATAATCATTTGTGGACTGATATTTTTTAATGATAATCAAGTCCGAAAGTTGCGCGAGAAGTTGTTTTCCGTTTCGTAGATTGAACGAATAACCAATCAGTTTGTCGTTTTTGTTCTCAATCGCTGTGCCTTTTGTCGGTATCGGGTAATATGCTACCGGCGTGCCATCGGGCGCACGGTCAACGAGTATGTAAACAACATTGTGAAGCTCATACAGAGCGCGGCTTTTGTATAAAAAATCGCGTCCGTTCATGCGATAATTGGGCGTGTAGTTCAATGTTCGAGCGAGTTTTTTTGTTGCATCGCTCTCTGTAATGCCCTCTTCTGTCAACCTGAAAACCCTTGCAACAGCCTTACTGGTATGTGTGGCGTTTGCGTGTATGGAATCTCTGACTAAATCGTTTGTGTTGATGTCACCATGAAATACGCCGACATCACCGGCGAGGGTTAATTTTATAAAACGACCCTCATTTTCGGTTTTGGCGTTGTTTTTCGATGTGAACGAAAACGGCATTTGTAACCTAAATCCCATTTTGCACCCCTATTTGATATATCTTGAATACTCATCTAAGTGATTTACACGCCCGACCCATGCGTTAAGCAGCGATACTGCCCCATCTATCCGGCGCGTTGTCCCTAGTTTTACCGGCTGCATACTCTCAATGCCGTCTTGATTCTTTGATTTTTTGCCAACATTGGAGAGACTCCACCGTAATATCGGGTTTCGTTGATAAACTACTCGGTGTTCCTCGAATGCCGCCGCCATGTTCTTCATCGGGTACGTCCATGTATAAGATCCTTGGCGTATCTTTTTCATGTCGAACCCGTATTCTTTCATCTCAGGCACCCAGTACCCGGACAATGCCGCATCGTAGCATATCCAAAGCGGACGTATGTTCCGCGCGCGCACCATACAAACAAACCACTCTGTAACTTGTGTAAAGTCAACCGCCGCGCCGGGGGAAATAGTTAAATAGCCTTGATCTGCCCACAGTTGGTAAGGGGCTTCTTTTGCATGTGCTGTTTCTTGTCTGTCGATTTTGCTTTGCGGTAAGAAATACATTTGAAGCACATAAATGTTTGCGTCATGCGGTTTTTCTATTAGCAGTGTCGCGCAAGTCAGGTCACCGACTGCCGAAAGGTCACACCCACCAATGGCGTAACTGTTATTAAGATAATCGTCATCGACAATGGTGTCATTGTGTATAGCGTCATATGTAAGCCAACTCTCAGCTTGTGCGGCGGGTATGTTGAAGTCCTTTGTTAGAATCGTCGGTAACCTTGACGGTGTACGCAGTGCCTTTTCGACTTCGATTCTAAGGGCGTCAACACGTTTGATAACTCCAAGGCCGGGGTTTGCCTTTTCCCACATTTCGGGGTTGTCCCATTCCTCGCGGCTGTCAAGCTGATACAGCCATGGCAAGGTTGTGTCCTCGCGCATATCGCCATTTGCTATCATAAGGGCGTTATTGTAGGTTTCATCAAAGAACCCGGCACGGACAAATCCGTTTGTTGAAATAAGCCACGCAAGGGGCTGCTCACGCGCTGACTGTGATTGTTTCATAACCTCGTAGACTTGCCGGTCGCGGAGTTCGTGCCATTCGTCAAGACAAAATAAATGCGCGTTTAGACCATCCATAGTTGACTTGTCTGATGCGATAGCGCGAATGAAGCTAAATGTTTGCGGGAAATAAATATCATCCCGCCTTTTCTTCAAAAGCCTAGCCAGCGCAGGACTTTGTAATCGCATATTACAACCCTCGTTGTATATAATCCGTGCTTGGTCGAGCTTGTTGGCGACACAATATATCTCCGCGCCGCCTTCACCGTCACCTACAAGGCTAAAAAGCTGTACCGCTGCCGTTTCGGTTGATTTTCCGCATTTGCGACCTCTGACATCAACAACCTCATTAAAGCGGCGGTGTCCGCTCTCGCGGTCGAGCCAGCCATAAACGAGCTGAATTTTCGCTTTTTGAAACAGCTCCAATTTGACAGGCTTTCCAATCCACTTACCTTTTGAGTGCTTGCAAAACCGTTCTATGAACTCAATCGGTATACTGCCGATAGTTTCATCAAAGTAAAACGGAAAATCCTTGCGTCTCATATAGTCAAGCTCGCGTTCCAATGTGCGCCATATCGTCTGCGGGGCGGTTATTTTCCCGCGTTTGATAACATCGTAATACTTCTTGATATAGTTCACTTTTTCCCCCGCTTTGCCACCTTAACAGGCGTAACCGGTTTGATTTCCCTCACCGTTTTTAAGAATTTGTCCAACTCATCCGAAACCGACTCACCAGCGCTCATGTCAGTTAGAGCCTCCATAATTTTAAGTAAATTTGTAATCTCTGCCACACGCATTTTTACAGCCGGATTATCCTTTGTCCCGAATTGATTTTCACCGTTCTTGTACTCAACAACGTATCCAGTGGCCAAAATTATCTCTTGAAGTTCCTCGATAGCCGCCGCAGAAAAAGATGCTATATCTATTAACTGATAGGCAAATTTCAACTTATTTTCGGGAATCCCACTGTAAATCTTTTTAAGTTTCGCTTTGTTTTGGCGTCTTTTCTTCTCATTTTTATCAATATCCATGATACCCCAGCCTCCCGATTTTTCTTGCCACGCCTAATAATCACACACTGCGTTGTGTCTGCACACCACACCCCCTTCAAACTCGTGAGGGAATGTGTAAAAAGTTCCCGCTACATCGTTCCCCCGCGAGGGTAGTTTTTTGAAAATATGGGGGGGAGTACACTTGTTCGATGTGGAGAGCGCGGCGGCGCGTCAAAAACTTTTCTCGTACTCTGAAAACCATTTGTCAATGATTGCTAATTGCTTTTGTTTGTCCTTTCGTGTGCCATCCCTCTGTACGCGGGCGCGACACTCTTCTCTTGTCGCATCTATGAACACATGTTCCGCTCGCAGACGTTTAATCATAAACTCACGCTTGCGGTGGTCGGGTAGGGTAGCCGATACCCACGCGGTAGCCCAATCACCTTTGCGCTCTGATACGAGTGTAAGCAGGGTCTCTCTGACTTCTAGGACGGTGTTAATTAACTCTTTAGGCAAAACCCTGAAATTTTGAAGGGACAGAGCCGCTGATATAAAGTCCATGTCTACAACCAAATCGCCAACGCTCATGTGTTTTCTGATATAAGTTGTCTTACCGGATGCCGGTGCGCCGGTGACGAGGATTGCCCTCTTGGCGGCTGGTACTAACATTCCGCTGGAATCGAATATATAATCTCCTCCTGTTGCTGTTTGACCTCTTGATTTGTTCCAGTCCCGTAGCTTATCGCGGCGGTCGTCATCGTGTTCCCGCATATGACAATCTCGACATAGCGAGGTGAGGTTGTCCAGGGCGAGGGTCACGGCGGGGTCGAGGAGGTTGTCGGGCGTTAGGTGTATGATGTGGTGTACTTCATCGGCAGGATCCCCGCACTTGGTACACATGAATTCATCTCGGCGCAGGGCTTCCATTCGCGCAAACTGCCATTGGTTGGATTTGTAAAACTTCTTTTTAGCCGGATGAGTAGGCATAATTCCCCCAAAAACAAAAAATTACAGTAATGTATAACATTACTGTAAACTAAAAATCGCGTACTTTTTTTCAAAATATAGTGTTTTCTAATATGTATATAGGCGAAACAGCGAAAACCTTTGCTAAATTAATAATATCCTGCGCCGATGGTATCGTTGTGCCAGTTTCCCATTTGTGGATAGTCTCGGGCGAAACAAAGACCTCAGCACCTAACCGTGATAGTGTCCAACGGCGCGACGACCGCAGAAATAAGATGTTTTTGGCATACGGCGGCAACGGTAGTTTTTCAAAATCAAATAGAAATGATAGCGGCGTCGAGAGAGCGGATGACAGCGCGACCATTGACTTTACGCTCGGACTTGTGTCACCACGCTCGTATTGTGCAATGACCTCCGACGATAAGCCCGACATTTTCGCCAACTCTTTTCTTGACATGTTGCGGCTTTCTCTTTTCAGTTTGATTTTATTCCCAACCATCATAATTCTATTCCCCTTTACACTCCGGACAAATATGTATCCACTTGCCGTCTACCTTTTTGATTTTCCATCCGTTTTTTCTCGCGTAACCGGCAACGGCGTCAAAGCTGTCGAATACACCTGCTTGTCCGCAGTAGTTGTCACAGGAGAGCAGGTACTCATAGTAATTATGTATGATGCTCATTGTAGCCCTCCCTCATAAACCGCGTCTCATCAAATTGCCAGTTGCATGGATAATTAGTTGACCGCTGTCGGCAATAATAGTATGCTTTGGGGTCACCGACATCGTAACCAAGTTTGTAATTCTTACATGTTCTGCACTTTTGTTTATCTGCGACTATTGCCCGTTCCAACGCTTCAGCGCGTGATTTCCATATGTATTCATCAAGTTTGTTTTCCGCATTATCCGCCCGTGCGGTTTCGGCTTCCAACACGTCAAGCAACTTCGGAATCCGAATCAATGCATATCTGATAAACTTTTGATAGTCTAAATCATTATCTTCTCTTTCTATTTTTTCGCAAACTTCAATCCATAATCGTACCGCGTCTATTTGCTGTTTATTCATAACCACTCACCTCCGTATTCGCCCACGCCGTTAACACACTGCGGCAAGGTGTCCCCGGCCGGCAGTTGCCCGCCAATGGGCAATAATCGCAATCTTTGCAATTAATAATCGTTGCGACGAATCTTTCAACCGTCAACTCATTTTTCCATCGCTCGAAATTGGTCTGCTTTTTGAGTTTCGCAAGTTCGGCAACCTGTTCGGGTGATAGCCCTGTGTCCTCGTAGGCGGAAAGACGTTGAAATGATTCATAAATACATTCAAGAGTATTTTTCGATGATTCAATAACTTGTTCGTTATTTTTGACCTTGACTAAATATGCTGTTCCTTGTTTGCTTCGTCCTGTCAACCGTTCCATATTCAATCCTCCATTTCATCACTCGGCGTGGTTTGATTATGTAGTGCCGTTTTGCATTGCGCAGTCAGATTTTCCAACCCTTCAATAAAACCCTCGCGGATAATGTCATACGGTTTAATCAGTCCGACGAGGAATAGTCCGCATTTGACGGCGATTATTATTTTACCGTCCTCCATAATCCGCTCGTAGAAATCTAATAATTCCATGTCGGACACAGGTTTAAGGTATGCGGCGTTGATAAAAACCAATCCAAGCGACGTTTGAAGCGGCAGAAGTTCGCAGTCGTGCGCTATAATTGAGATTTTACATGATTCGATTGCGCTCTCGGTTTTGGTCGTGCTGTCGAAAAGGGCGGTTATGGGCTTGCTGGAAATGTCGAACTTAGACTGCTTGTCCTCCGGCACATCGAACATGGCAAAGATGTTTTCCTCGACCAGCCACGGCAGATTGAGCAACGGATATGATGCGTAACCGTCACCGAGCCATTGGACTTCTTTTTCTTCATCGTAATGGAGCACGATTGTTTTTGCCTTTTTGCACAATCCGGCGATTGCTTTAATTTTCATTTGTAAAACCTCCTATGTATTAAAATCCCACATACTTGTGCCGCGCTCAACGTGCGCCCGGGTTGTAGCTCATGACTCTGCCGCCTCTCTGTTTTCGGCTATCACCAATTTAGGCACATCATTACCCACGCGATGAAACTCGTTGGCGAACTCAAAAAGTGATTCTTGAAACGCCTTAACTTCGGGGTCGTCGCATCTAAGACTACAAAAATGATATGCAATTCGTGCAGAGAGACGGCGATCTACAGTCATATTCAAAGACCCACACCAAAGAGGGAGGCAAGAGAAATCAAGGTTGGCACCGCGCAGGTTGGCACCGCACAGGTCGGCATCGCACAGGTCGGCACCGCCCAGGTCGGCACCGCGCAGGTTGGCATCGCGCAGGTCGGCACCGCGCAGGTCGGCACCGCGCAGGTCGGCACGGCACAGGTTGGCATCGCGCAGGTCGGCACCGCGCAGGTCGGCACGGCACAGGTTGGCACCGCGCAGGTCGGCACGGCACAGGTTGGCACCGCGCAGGTCGGCACGGCACAGGTTGGCACCGCCCAGGTCGGCACCGCGCAGGTCGGCACCGCGCAGGTCGGCACGGCACAGGTTGGCACCGCGCAGGTCGGCACGGCGCAGGTTGGCATCGCGCAGGTCGGCACCGCCCAGGTCGGCACGGCACAGGTCGGCACCGCGCAGGTTGGCACGGCACAGGTCGGCACGGCACAGGTCGGCATCGCACAGGTTGGCACCGCACAGGTTGGCACCGCACAGGTTGGCATCGCCCAGGTTGGCACGGTAACCTTCGATGTCGCCATCTAGCCATTTCTTATGTAGTTCTAAGATTTTCACTAAATTCATTTCGCTCTTCCTCCGTATCAAAATAATATGGGTCATCCTCAGCGGCGGCGATCAGCCTGTCGATTCTCTCCGGCGGTAACTGATCGCTGTCGCTAATGGATTTTAAGTGTAAATCATTCATGTTTATTACCCCTAAGCTATCACCATATCAGCCCTAGCCTTTAGGTTCTTAATGATTGTCTTGCCTTTTTTGCACAATCCGGCGATTGCTTTAATTTTCATTTGTAAAACCTCCTATGTATTAAAATCCCACATGCTTGTGCCGCGCTCAACGTGCGCCCGTGTCGCTGCCGGACGGCTCCACATTCGGGCAAAACGCTTCCACTCAGCCGAATATTTAATCTTTATGTCGGCGTTCGACCGATATAACTGTGCGAACGGCATAGCACCGGCAGCATAGACGGCTTGCAGCCTAAGCTCGTTGTCCTCCATGTTGTCGCCAATCAGAACATAGCAGTATATTTTGTTGCAGTTAAACCCTGCTTTTGTGAGCTTCTCTGCCGCTCGTTCCAGTCCCTGCACTGCGCCGTCCGTGTCACAAGCCAACCACAACTCGGAAATCCGCAAAGATTGAGCATTTTCGATAAAGTGAGCGTCAATCAGATTGTTTTGCAATCCACCTTTGAACGCAATCTTTTTCTGCCTTTTCAACATTGCGAAAACCTTGTCTTTATGGGCACGGCTTGTTTGCAGGAAATTGTTGTCCTGTATGATGTTGCCCTCGAAGATTGGTAACTCTCGGATTTTACCCTCTCGTCTCGGAACACAGCACCATGGGCAATTATTGTTACAGCCACGCGATGTCATAATAATGTTACTTTTCAGAAACATACCGGGTATAAATTCATCGGCTGGGCTATCATATGCAGGGCCGCCGAGCAGCACAGGCTTGTCCGTCCATGCTTCCCATTGAAATTTCAGCTGTTCGCAATACTCTCTATCCCACGAAAAGACACAGGAGATATGCACCTCGTCATGCGGCGGGATTAACAGTCCGGGCGGTTCACCGATAAACACCATATCGTCGTCAGGTGTGAAGCTCGTCCTGCGCGGGAAAACACGGATTATTCTCATGTTGTATTTCCTTTGC